ATCTGAAGACTGGCTTTTCTAAGGACTTCTCGTCCACAATCAGCCATAATTGACCAATCTTCTGAATTTTTATAATCTTCTACCTCAAGTTCTCTCTTCTTTTTGTAAATGTTTTGTAGGATGATGGTATCCGTGGGTATGACCAGAGACAGAAGAAGTAGAGTGAGTCTCTTTTGGTTTAATTGTTGGGGGAAATTGTAATCGTACATTGTTTTTAATGCACAGAGGCATAGATTTGTTACATAAAAAATAATCAAATTTATTAATAAGACCACTATTACATTCACAATATCTTAATCATAGATGGAAATGGAACTATTGAGAAACATTTCCACTCGGTATTGACTCTGGAGTCTTCTGTGAATCCAAAAGACTCATAATACTTCATAAGATGTGTACAATCCTTTTTCCCTTTATGATAATAATATCCTCCATATCCATACTCTTCATCATCTTGATCTGGTTCCCAATCTTCATATTCATTTACTTCTACTAATAGATAATCACGTATTATATTATAGATATATTCTTCTCCAATATTATACAGAGGGATTCCATTTTTATGTCTCACAGATATCCTCCATAATTTGGAAGCAATAATATCGGCTACACCTTCAATTTGTTTTTCTTCTTCAGTCAACTCTTCTTCTTCTGAATCAGAATCTGTATCCGAATCTGTATCTGAATCATAATCTGTTTCAAAATCAGCATCCGATTCTTCTTCCCTTTCTTCAGCTTCTTGATTTCCTACTTCTAAAACTACATTCTCAAATTTAGCAACTTTTGCCGATTCAAGAGTAGTCTTCATCATATACTTACCGATACCTTTAATATCGCTATAGTTGGATGAGCAAATAACATTGATAGCCATTGTCGTATCATCTGATTCGCCGGGTGACTTCTCAACTATAATGTATGCATGGATGCGATTGAGAGGATTACGATAAGAATACTTCTCACGCAACTTTTTGCGTCTCAAACTCCCAGCCTTACGAAATTTCTTTCGCATATCACTCTTCATCGTGTGTTCTTTAGTTACAGAAGTATCTACCAGACACATAATCTCATGATTTCCAGCCTCATCATCATCATAATAGAATAAGGGTTCTTCTTCATGATATTCATGGAAAATATCATGATAATGTTCCATGAAGTGTTTGAGACTATATATTTGTAAATTTGCTTTTGTTTTTTTGTAAGAGGTGTTGTCTCTCACGAAGTCCTTAAAAGGAGTGGGACCAACCAAGAGGTGTTCCATAGTCTCAATAAATTTTCTCAAACTCATTATATGTATTTTATAGTTGTCACTTTATGTAAAAAAACTACCTACTCCTAAATCAAATTTTTACTAAAGAATATATATATATATATATTTAACCATACCTCATACGCATTTCTGCATATGATAGTTTTCTACCTGTATCTTGATCTGTAAAGACATGTTCTATAAATTCTTTATTTCCTTTAGTAAAGAGGACTTTTGCTGCGAGAGCATTTGCTGAATCCATCCCCCCCACTATGGGAGAATCATCCAGTTGTGTGTGTGTTTGAGAGACCTTTTCAGGTTGAGGTTCATTCTCTGGTTGAGAAGTGTTTTCAGGTTGAGATTTAGTCACCTTCTTATCATTCAGTCTCTCTTCTAAATGTTTCACTTGCTCTTGTAGACTTTTCACCTGTTCTTGCAGCTCCTCTATGGTCAGTCCCATATTGGCCATTTAAGTATTTGTGAGTTGTCTGTTATTTGTTATGAGTTGGTTGTTGTTACTAATACTTCTTCTATTAAGAATCAAATTTAATTCTAAATAATAAAAAAAATTGTTTTTTGTCTTTTTATTTTTAATTGTTTTTTGTCTTATTATTTTTAATTGTTTTTTGTCTTATTATCTGTTAGACACAATGCTGATATACTTCGCACGCCAAGGCATAGCTGTCACTCTGGCACTCTCAAACCCTTGAAAACCTGCTCCAATATATAACATATCACCGACTTGCATATCTTGGATACCCAGGAACTTTGGAATAAACACTTTACCATAGTCTGACTCTGCCGTATGATAACTATCACCAACATTAGTGACTCCACACCAGAACTTTGTTTCACTTCGCTTGTTCACATCACTGTCAAATTTTCGCGAATCCCACGGATTCTGTGAAAAGAGTTGGTGGCATGCGAACGTGTCTTCCCAAGCATCCATATCTTTACTCATCTCTGCTTCATCCAGGAGTTGGTGATACTTTTGCATGATGTCGTCACCACGCCTACCCATCCATTCACCCTCGTATAAGTATCCTCCCGGTTTACAGTTTATATCATGATGAACCAACTCTTTCAATGCCTCTTTTTCTTCAGGCGAAGACTGAAGGAAGTCTATCATCTTGATGCACTCATCTTCTCCAGTGTCGTCCAAGGAACACATTATCTCCAGGTTCTCCAGGTAATCCGATTGTTCACTTGTGAATAGCATTTTCTATAGTTAATCAGTTAGTTTTCTTACTAATCTATATTTCTATCAAGAATCAAATTTACATTAAAATAATAATAGAGAGAATATTAAAACTCTTAATAAAAAAAAATTTTTTGTCTTTTAGTTTTTAAGTTTTTATTGTCTTTCACTTTTTAATGTTTTTGTTTTTTAATATTGGATCCCTACGAATTCTGCCCTCCATGGGAATGCTCTCCCTCTACAAGCAGGGAATCCCTTGAACGCCACCTCTGTATACAATGATAGGGACCACTCTGTAAGCGATTCCTCCTGAAGCCACCTGGGGATAATATTTATAGGAATATAAACCTTCCCTTGTCCATTGTCTGCCTGTGCGGTCCAGTAATTTGGACCTTTCTTCACCAACGTACACGACATAGGAGTTGTCATGTTTCGGTATTCTCGCCCGTTTGCGGTTACACTGCGACCGAATGGACGTTCAAGTGTCAGACGAAGTTGTTCCACTTCCTCTGCCCACTTGTCTCCATCAGAAGATACCTCCATCTCTTCCAAGATAGGGATATACCAATCCTGGAACTCATAGGAGCCGTTCCACCCGCTCCCACCTGCCACCCCCCATTTGGAGCAGTCAATATGATACCCTTTCTCCTCTTGCAAAGCCAACCACATGAGGAAGGCTAACTGCTCCTCTGTGGATGACTGCTCGGCTTCTATCGCCGCCATTATCTCCCGATCCTCCTCCACACTCCTTACCCAGCGCCATCGCCTCTCCTCTTCAGACTCTTTTTTGGAGAGTTGGAGATAGAGTTCTGATAGAGGTTTGGTGTTAGAGTTAGTGATGTTCGAATCACACAGACGAATAGTTGAGGACGGTTGCATCACTTATCGATAGTAAAACTGACCTATATGACTATCTGTTAGCAGTTATAGGTAAATTGTTGATACTAACCAAATCTTCTATCAAAAATCAAATTTATTAAGAAGAGTAAAAATAAGATATCTTTTTATAGGTGTTCCCAAAAAATTTGATTTTGAGAGAAAGAGTAATTAGTATACAAAGCAAACAACTCTAACAAAACAACTCGTCCAGTTTTGTAACAGACAATCATTATTAAAATGAATAAGTTAAATCCATGGAGGTTTGGGTAGACCCTATTCCATTTATTAAATGGAGCTCTTACTCTGACACTTTATGGGTGAGAATGCGCTCTGGCGTAAAGTGTTGGGTCGTTAGCGCGGCGGGGGAGAGTATTATTGTACCCCAAAAGTAGACATTCTGATGACTTTAATGAGGTTGGAGTCGGTTAGTAGCAAGTAACAGCCTAACGAGGTTGATCCTGTCTGTTAAGTCGGGGATCATAAAAAGTGGGGAGTACCCTCAGGGTGATAAAGTGACTTAGCAAAAACTTCTGGTGGAATGGGTGATGCCTTTCTGCTGGCCAACTGAATCTTGTTGGATGCGTGCGACACGGTGCCTATCTTTGAAGTACGTCTATACGCTTAGTTGCGGTGGACAACACGTTGAACCACTGATGGTAAGGTGGGAATCTAAAACCGATAGGGTGAATCTGTGTGAGGTCGAGGGGAGTTAGCTTACCCCTTATAATATTGCGGAGAGTACCGTGCTTGCGCGGACCTAGCTGGGAGTCTTCAAGTAGGTGTTATCAGCACTGAAAGAGGGTTTGACCACATCACGCGATACTTGGACAGTTAAACCGGGGGCGAAACATATTTATATGTATCACAAAACTCCGGAGCTAAGGAAAGTTGGGATTGATCCCCCATCGCCAAAGACTTTCTGAATTGCGGGCGTTCTGTCTGTGGAGACCTAAAAAAATTTTTTTTGTAATTTTTTAAAGATGTATTTTTATTCTTTAACTCCTTAAATATAAATTTGATTAAAGATATCTTTTTTTTATTCGTTTACTTTTAAATTTGATTATATTTTTTCCTTAATTAATTAAAAATTATCTTTACGAATAATAATATGAATAATAGTTCAATCTTAAATGAAAACTTTGACAAACCAGGTGATCAATCATTGCACAAACTCTGGGCATATGAATTCATTCATAAAGAGGATATGATAATAGATGGATTGGATATGCCTTCTTCAACAAAGACCTTTTTAAAGCAACATCAACATCATGATATGTCGGCATTTCCATTACAATGCGAGAAAGTTGTGACTATATCAAATAATAAAGGGTGTATTCGATATCCGAGTCCCAATGATGATAGTTGGCCGTGTGAACCGAGTCATGATTATTGGGGTAGTCACCAACATCTTCCCGGAGAAGATATTGAGTCAGTAGTTTGTAGAGGATGTGTTAACACTGGCAAATGGGGGATAGATTTTAGTGGAAGATCAGAAAAACTCATATGTATTCGCGGATGTTCCGAGTGTGTAAGGAAATGTGGATTTATCTGGGGACATTATAAATCAACAAATGATCAAACCGTATCCATGGACAGAATACCATGGATTCCTATTCCAAATAATGGTGTTCAACTTGTCCCTGAAAATAATGAAGAGGGAGATTTATTAAGAACCAGATCTATTGAATTATCTAATCAGGATATGATTGAAACTACTCTCAAAAAATTATGGAATTATCGTTGTGATTATGATCCCCCACATTGGAGGGATTTCTTCATACGAGTTCCAGAGAGAATCACTAAACTAATATTTGAAATGTTTGGATTTAGTGGGCATATTAACTGTGTGGGTGATATTCCGATTGATTCATTAGCCCAATCGAAAGTTAATGGAATTTTTGAAAAACTAAATAAACAAGAAAATATATATGATAATCTTTTAGATGATATTCTTGAAATTACAGAATCAGAATATGATATGTTTGACGAAATAGAAGACATAGAAGAAATAGAAGAAATAGAAGAAACAATTAAAAGAAAAGAAAATGTAAAAAATGCTCTTCAAGTTATTGAAGGAATTATGGATACAGATGGACAAAAAATGGATCAGGGAAAATATTTAGAATTATGTAACTTATTAAGAGATATTCACCAAGAATAAATATCATAACATAAATAAATTTGATATAAATAAATTTTTTTATGTAACAAATAATTATCCTATAAAATGGACCCTCAATCTGAAAACAAAACTGTTACTAATAAACATAAAAAAGAAATAAAAAAATCATCTATAACAGCAAAAATATTATTCACAAAAAATAATCGTGAATATGTGGATACGATATTCACACAAAAAGAAAGAGAAAAAGTATTATCTTTTTGTGAGAATATTACATTATATGGTTAATATAAATTTGATTTGTTTAAAAGTTTTTTAATAAAAACTGATAACTCATACAATGATCTCTCAATCATATACTCCAGTGAACAATAATCTTTCTCTTGAAATAGATGTAGAAAATCCAGAGGTAGATAATATACTACCTCTAAATGATTATATAGATGAGAATACATTAGAAATTCAACCTGTTGTAAATGAAATGCAACCTGTTGTAAAAGCAAAATTCATGTTAAAACAAAAAAAAAATAAACAACATGAGTGTTTTGTTGATTTATCAACTATTGTTGAGAAATGTATCGCAATAAGTTGTGTAATTGCTTGGATAATTATCTGTTATTTAGTATTTTCAGATTGGTTTATAGATGATGATAAATATGAAGGGAAACAATATCTACTTCGTAAAAATTTCAATAAGAGTGGTCATAGGCAACTTCTTAGATATGGTCACGCCCGCAAACATGTAGACCCCTGCCCAAGACATGAATTTGGATGTTGTGAATTATATACGGGTACTTATGTAGATGGGAACCTAACTTCGCTACATTCTGATATGTTTCAAGGATATTATGGGGGTATTGTAAAAAAAGATAAAATAGGTTCAAATTGTCCTACATTATATCAAATGATTCATCAACATAATGAATATTATATGAATAAAAAAAACTGCTTACAAGAACTAAATCACAATAATAAATGTTGTAGAATAGATATTTATGCCGACCAAATAGAAAGACATGGTGGTGTATTTAAATCTAATGAACATTACAAACAACATTGGAACAATATAAGATATCAATATTTAATTGATTATAAAGATACAGGATGTCCTACAGCAAAAGATTTTATATATGAAAGAACTATTAACTATGGATGTATAGATAAGTATAATAAATACGGAAATTGTAGAGCCGAAGAATTTCATACAATGTTAGTATTGATAGCGATAGCATTTGGTATACTAACAATATGCTTTATAAAGAATATATGTAATCATTCAAGGAGGAAGTATTAGTAAGATTATATGTAAATGTAAATAAATTTGATATATTTTTTTATTGATATCATAAATCACTATGAAAGATATGGAAACTATATCATTAATAAAAAATGATAAACAAACAATAAAAAATAATGATTATCATGTAAGTTGTTATCCTATATGGAAGATAGTTATCGGTTCATTAGGATTAGCGATCATATTATTAATAATTGTAAGCTATATAGAAAAAAACATTCTATTATGACAATAAATAATATGACAATAAATAATCATTCTATAAATGATCAAACCAATCAATAAAATAATATTGTGGTTCTAAAGATGGATTCATAGTAAGAGTTTCTTTAAAATTATTTTTACTTTCATAACAGTTGGATCCTCCAGCATTATAATAAAATAACATATGAGTAGATAAATCACAGGCTAATACTTTAATATGTCCCATACCCATATATACATATCCGATATCAAATATTTTATATTGTCCTTTTTCTTTGTAATAATTATACTGTTGATTCGCACGGTTAAACGGTATAATTATCCAATCATTTATATAAACTTCTTTATTGGGATCACCAATAATTTTATACATCATTTGAATACTGTTATTTAAACTTTCAGGATAATCCCCAATATTCTGAAATCCCATTACAAATTGTTTTTTTCGTGTGTCGTGAGAGAAAAATCCAACTTCACCTGAATCATAATTATCTTCAGACTTGTATCCACTTGTTAGTTTTAATAATATTTTCATGGCTTGAGATTCTTGTACTTTTGTTAAATTATCCATATTTATATTGATAATTATATTTAATAATAATTATAATCAAATTTATACTAATACCTTTTTATAAAATTTGATTTTTTTATATAAGGATATAATAAATAAATCTTATAATGTTAGCTCGTACAATTTCAACAAATACCCTTAATCTGGTTTCATGTGTATTGGATGATATTATTTCAAAGGTTATAAAAAAACAAAAAAGAATATCATGGGGAGGTATTACAAATGTTGCATCTTTTGAATTAGAAGAGGATCGTAAATTAAGTAGAATACCATTTAGCAAAATTAGAATCCATAATAGTAATTTATCAAATCCTTTCATCATTCCTAAAAATATTAATATGATGAAACCAATTAAAGAACAAACTTTTATGGTTAATTTGTGTGGTAATAATCATAATTTAGAATGTGAATCAGTGATTATGAAAGTACAATCTAATAAAGTTGAACATATTTATCCTAATTTTAAAGGTGATAATCATCCAATATTACCTCGTACACGTACCACAAATTTAAGTGAAATATATGATATAGCAAAAAATATGAAATTAATTAATAATTATAATAAATTTATTGATGAAACAAGTAGAGAATTACAGTTAGGAAATAATTCTTAAATATAAAATTTGATTAATATAAATTGTATTATATTACATTAAAATATTTATTAAAATTAATTAATATGTCTGATATAGAAAATCAAGATATAGAAAATCAAGATATAGAAAATCAAGATATAGAAAATCAAGATATAGAAAATCAAGATATAGAAAATCAAGATATAGAAAATCAAGATATAGAA